GGCAATGCCGGGCACCTGTTCCGATCATCCGGCAAGGCCAGCGGCGCAAACTTCGAGCGGTCTACCGATGCCGGCTCGAACTGGAGCGCGGTCTCTGGCGTCACCGAAGTCTGGGCGTTCGGATTCGGTGTGGCGGGGGGCGGCGGGTACCCAGCGATCTACATCGCAGGTTTCGTCAGCGGTGTGTGGGGCGTCTACCGCTCGGACGACAATGCCGCGACCTGGGTCGCACTCGGCGCCAATCCGCTCAACAGCATCGACCAGATCACGACCGTCGAGGGCGACGCTAACACTTACGGGAAGGTCTATATCGGGTTTCTGGGCTCTGGCTTCGCCTATGGCACCGAGGGGCGCCGCAGTGGATTGCGTCTGGGGCTGCACAGTTGAGGACATGACATGCCGCCACCCGGTCTGACTGAGATTGCAACTACCACTCTCCGTAATAGGAGCACCAAAATGCCGTCAAAATCACCCAAGCAGGCCAAGGTTATGTCCGCTATTGCACACGGCTGGAAGCCCACTGGCAAAGTGGCTGACATATCTGTAAAGGTGGCGAAGGAATTTCATGCTGCCGATGCAGGCAAGAAGTATGGTCACGAAAAGCACTATGATCGCAGCAGCCACCAACCTGGGAACCCAGGCTTCAACCGTGAGGGTAAGCCGGCCCCTGCTCCATTCAACGGCGGGGCACACACCAATCAACCTCAGGGGCATTCAATTGGCAATGCCCCTGAGATGGTACGTCACACCAAGAACCAAACGTTTTCTCAGGAAGTTAGTGAACACCACGGCCAACAGAAAGGATCAGCCATGGGCAGCGATCGAGGCAAGGTAGGTAACATCGACGCCAAGCACGGCAGTGCACTTATTGAGGACTGTGGTGACGGCCACGCACAACAGCCACAAGGGCATTCCATTGGCGCCGGCAAGAGCACCGCACGCATGATCACTGGTCACGGCTTTGGGCACGCGGCGCCCAACCGCAGCGGTGCATTGCGCAATAGTGGTCATCCAGGAGCGCACCGCATAGGCAAGCGCTGATGCCCAAGAGTAAGAGCTTCTATAGCCAAACTCTCAAGGCTCCGGCCAAGAAAATAGCCGGCACGAACCCGGTTGGGAACGTGCCGGTCGGGCCGTCAGCCAAGCTGACCGTGCCGGCCAAGCCAGCCGTCATGCACGGCATAGGCCAGCAGACCCAGCTGTTTCGCAAGGCATCCGTGCCGGGCGCTCAGCGTTATGGGTTTGTTGGGAAGCGTAGCGAGCGGCTGTCAGGGCACTCAGGGGCGCACAGGATAGGCTCCAAGCGCAAATGACCACCGACAAAAAGACCAAGACTGAGGTTAAATACAGTGAGGGACACCCCAACAGTCATTGCGGTCCTGTGCCTCTGTGGCCCGGTGGGGATTGCAAGCACTTCAAGCACCCCAATGCCTGCAAGATTGTCATGGGCACCATCAGTCCTCGTGGTTGGTGCGAACTCTGGTCCAGGAAGCCTGCTCAATGAGGTTTAAAACTAGATTCCTTGGTAACCCGAACACGTACCTGGGCTTGCAGGTGCCTTATGGGAACGTTCCAACCAATGCATTTGCCAAGGGCAACAGGATTGCTGCCGCTGAGAACCTGACCCCCAAAGCGCACAGCAAGCGCATGGCTGCCCTGTTCAGGGCATGGGGGACCAAGGCACGCATTGACCAAGGAGAAAAAGTTATGACACTCAGGCTAAAACACAAGCTGAAGAAGCGCAAGCGATTGCGTCTCAAGGCCACCATAGCTAAGGAAATGCGTGACATTCAAGAATTTGCACGCAAGCATGCCCTTGCGGCAATGGAAAAGGCTGCTGACATTGTTGCCAACTCGGACAACGAAACGACTGTGTTGCAGGGCATTCAGATCGTTCTTGAGCGGGCCTACGGCAAGGCCAGTCAGACCAACATCAATGCAAGTGTGAGCGGTGATGGCAAAGCGACAGAGATTACTGCTAAACAGCTCGACGAGCGAATTGCAAAGGCATTACAGCGAGTTGAAGAGCTTAGCCGAGGAGCGAAGCAAACGCCTTCGCGCAAGGAGCGACTTGTTGACCTACGCAAGCTCGATCGAGATCCCGACAGCACCCCACTCAACTGATGATGATGACGAGCGCGAGAAGTTCATTCCCATCAAGGGAAATTTTGGCGCCCATCATTTGTTGTGGCTCGACTGCCTTCAAAAAGTTGAAGATGGAGAAATTAAGCGGCTACTTGGTCTCATGCCCCCTGGCAGTGCCAAGTCAGTCTACACCTCAGTTGTCTTCCCAACTCACTTTCTTGGCCGTTTCTCTAAGACAAGCATCATCGTCGCTAGTTACGGCAGTGAGTTGCCCCGTAAATTTGGCCGCCGCGCCCGATCTATTGTTGACCAGCCCATTTACCGCCGAATCTTTGACTGTACCCTGTCTGAGGAATCCGCCGCTGTTGACGAGTGGGCACTCACCAACGGCAGTGAGTGGATGGCAAGGGGCATCTTGACTGGTATCACTGGTAACCGCGTTGACGGTGTGATCTGGGACGATCTGATCAAGGGACGCGAACAGGCTGACTCTGAACAGATACGCAACAAAACATGGGATGCCTACTTTGACGACCTGCTTACCCGTAAGAAGCCTCAGGCGTGGGAAATTGGTATTAACACGCGCTGGCACGAAGACGATCCCCCTGGCCGTATATTGCCACCCAAGTACAATGGTGAGTCTGGGTGGATCAAAGGACAGGATGGGAATGACTGGTATGTGGTCTGCCTACCTGCTGAATGTGAACGTGAGGACGATCTACTCGGACGCAAGGTGGGCGATATTCTATGGCCAGAATGGTTTACGCCTGAGTTCTTTGCCCCTTACAAGCGTAAAGTTCGCACTTGGAATGCTCTTTATCAGCAGCGGCCAGCGCCCGAGAGCGGTGACTTTTTCCAGGCTGATTGGCTGAAGCCTTACCACCGGCCCGGTGATGCGCCAACGCCAACCGAGATGCCAAAGCGTGAAACGCTCAATATCTATGGTGCCAGTGACTACGCGGTGACCGATAATGGTGGCGACTACACGGTTCACGTGGTTGTGGGTGTTGATCCTAGCAGCCGCATTTTCCTTCTTGACCTTTGGCGAAAACAGGCTTCCTCAGATAAATGGGTTGAAGCCATGTGCGACATGGTTGAGCGCTGGAAACCCCTGGGCTGGGCAGAGGAGTCAGGCCAGATCAAGGGCAGCGTGGGTCCGTTCCTGGAGAAGCGACTGCGCGAGAGAAAGCTTTACATTGTCCGCGCGCAGTTCCCAACCAAAGTCATTAAAGCTGTTCGTGCCCAGTCTGTCCGTGGGCGCATGTCCATGGATGGACTGTACGTCCCTATAGGCGCTCCGTGGTACCCTGATTTCAAGTCAGAGCTGATGGCCTTTCCAGCTGGCCGCAATGACGACCAGGTTGACGCGCTGGGGCTCATTGGTCAGGTTCTGGACAAAATGATCTCAGGAGCCAAAGCCGGGCCCGAGGCTGAAAAGCCCAAGGTGCTCTCAACCGATCCTGCGCAGTGTACCGTGACCCTGACTGACTTGTTTGAGGCCAACGAGCGCCGTGGGCGCCGGGCATATTCTAGGATACACTGATGGCCATTGATCTTGACGAGCTGGCCGGTCCTGTGGGCGGTACTGAAGGTGCCCGCTTGGCCATGCATTGGAAGGATCAAATCAACACCATCAAGGACAGTGTTGATTACAAGGCATGGATCAAGCGTGGCGAGAAAATTGAGAAGCGCTACCGTGACGAGCGCAACCGTACTGACGACGACTATAATCAGCGGCGCTACAATTCATTGTGGGCCAACGTTGAGATCCTGAAACCTGCTTTGTATGGCAAGCTGCCATTGCCGGTGGTGGAGCGGCGCTTCAAGGACAAGGATCCGGTGGCGCGCGGTGCCTCACAGATCCTCGAGCGTGGCCTGCGCAACGAAATTGAGATTTGCGGCTATGACGATGCCCTATCACAGGCCGTCACTGACTACCTGCTGCCTGGACGCGGCTCGGTGTGGGTGCGTTATGAGCCTGAGATTGAGGAAAGCGTGTCGCTGCCGCCTGAGCCGCAGACCGACATGCGTGATGCGCAGGGTGAGATCGCCAAATCAGTCACCACCCCGGCTGGCCGCAAGAAGCTCCTGCTGAAACCGCAGTCGTCAGACCAGGATCTGTCACCTGAGGGTGAGGATCTGTCTGAGCAGAAGCTGCACGACACTGGTGACAGGATCATCCGTGAGTCCACACCGGTTGACTACGTGCCTTGGCCTGACTTCTTCACGTTTCCCGTGCGCGCTCGCGTGTGGGCCGAGGTGACGGCGGTTGGCAAGCGTGTGTACATGAGCCGCGATCAGGCGATCAGGCGCTTTGGCAAGAAAATTGGCAAGGCCCTGCCGCTGCGGCGTGATGATCGCGGTGAAAAGTCCACCAGCCCGGCCTCTCAGCCATCAGACGAGGACAAATGTCAGGTCTTTGAGATCTGGTCCAAAGCTGATGAAACTGTGTACTGGGTGGCTGAAGGCTATGACTATCTTTGTGACCGCAAGGACGACCCGCTGAAGCTGACGAACTTTTTCCCGTGCCCCAAGCCGCTGTACGCCAACGCCACCAACAACACCTTGGTCCCAGTGCCTGATTACATTCAGTATCAGGATCAGGCGGTGCAGATTGACGAACTCAGCCAGCGTATTGCCATGCTTACCAAGGCATGCAAGATGGCCGGTGTCTACAATGCCGCCGCCAAGGATATTCAGCGGCTGTTCAACGAGTCGGTTGAGAACGAACTGATCCCGGTTGATGATTGGGCTGCCTTTGCCGGGGAAAAGGGTGGTGTTGAAGGCAATATGAGCTTGCTGCCGGTCAAGGAAATCATTGGCATCATCAACGAGCTGATGCAGTGCAAGCAGCAGCAGATTGAGGAAATGGATCGGCTGACTGGTATCAACGACATTATGCGCGGCACCTCCGATGCGCGTGAGACGCTGGGCGGCGTGCGGCTGAAATCTAACAACACTGGCACTCGTTTGCAGCAGCGGCAGAACGAAGTGGCGCGGCTGGCTCGCGACACGTTGTGCATTATGGCGGACATCATGTGCCAGCACTTCACGACACAGTCGCTGATCGATGTCTCAGGTGCCTTGTACGCCGAGGGCCTTGGGCCAGACGACATGCCGCCCATGAGCGCGCCGCAGCCTCAGCAGCAAGCGCTGCCGTCGCCGCAGCCGCAAATGCAGCTGCCTAAGCCGATGCAGCCGTCACCCATGTCGGCCGCCCCGCCCGCTATGGGTGGTATGCCAGGGATGGCCAGATAATGCCCCCAATGATGCCCCCAGGCGGGCCGATGGCCCCCAACGTGGTGCCTTTCAGGCCACCCGGTCCTATGCCCCCGCCGCAAATGCCCCCAGGCGCCCCTCAGGGGCTCACTGGTGAGGTTTTGCCGCCGGTTGACCCTCAGCAAGCTGAAAAAATCAAGGCCATCACGCGCATTGCGGGGGGCATTGACTTGCTGCGCAATGAAAGGTTGCGTGGCTTTCGCGTGGACATTGAGGTGGATTCCACGGTTTACGGCGATGTGGCTCAGGACAAGCAGGAACGCAACGAGTTTGTGGTTGCTACCACGTCATTTCTTGAGAAGGCCATGACTTTGGGCGCTATGATGCCAGAAGCTATCCCGCTTTTGGGCAGGCTGCTCAAATTTGGTGTGCGTGGGCACAAGATTGGCCGTGATCTTGAGGCTGCCATTGAGGAATTCTCTGAAGAGGCGGCAGTTAAGGCCAAGGAACGTCTGCAACAGCAGGCGATGCAGCCGAATCCTGAGCAAATGAAGGCTCAAGTCGAGAAAATGAAGGCCGAGTCGCAGGTTGCTAAGGATCAGGCATCAATCCAAGCTCTACAAGTCAAGACCCAGGCTGATGCTCAAAAGAATACTGTTGATCTTCAAACTGCACAGATGGATCAGCAGACGGCTGCGCAGCAGTCAGCGGCCGAGATTGAGCGTCAGCGTGTTGAGAATGAGGGTGAGCGCGCCAACTCCGCCATTGACGCTCAGATCAAGCACGCCGAGTTGCTGGTCAAGCTTGAGGAGCTGAAGCTTGAGCGTGAGCGCATGGGGCTTGAGCGTGAGCAGATGCACAGTGACGCTCAGATCTACCGTGATGAGCATGCGACCGCCCGGCAGGTGGCCGAAACTGAGGCTGATGCGGCTGAAACGGTGGCCGAGCACGAGGTGACGGCTGCGAAGCATGAGGCTAATGCTGCCAAGGCCGTGGCAAAACACGATGTGACCATTGCGGGGCACGAGGCTGAGGCCGCCAAGGCCGTGGCCAAGCACGAAACCACTACGGCTAAGCACGAGGCTACAGCTGCGGGGCACAAAGCCACGGCAGCGGCCGCAACCGCCAAAAAGGCAGCCCAGAAACCCAAACCAAAGAGTTGATTATGGCATTTCAATACTCAGTCGCTGTCCGAAATGGTGCCCTTGATGCCAGGGAGACCATAATTGGCGTTTCCGCTGTTTTGAAGATTTTTAGCGGGGCAGAACCTGTAAATTGTGCTGCGGCTGACCCCGCAGGGTTGCTTTGTACAATTACTTTGCCATCAGATTGGATGGCGGCGGCATCTGGGGGTACCAAGGCCAAAACTGGCACGTGGTCAGGTACTGCTAGTGCTGCTGGCACTGCTGCTTCGTGGCGTATTTACGCATTAGATGGAACAACGTGCGGGATGCAGGGAAATACTACAGATATGACCTTTGACAACACCAACATCACGATTGGACAAACCGTAACTGTGAATACTTTCACCCTAACAGCCGGAAACGCATAAATGTCGCTTCAAACATGGCAGGAAACCCTTGTTGTCGGCACCACTGACGGGCCGACGCTGACCGCCGCCGCGCGTGCATCCTGCATCCCAACGGCTTCCAGGATCGTCCTGCCCAACAGCTATTTCTACATTGGCAAGACTCTCAAGGTGCTGATGCATGGCCGCATCTCCTGCGCGGTGACGACGCCGGGTACGGCCCGGTTCGATATCTGCCTGGGAGCGGCCGGCACAACCATTGTCTTCGATACACTGGCACTCAATCTGAACATCGTCGCGAAGACAACGGTGCCGTGGTATTTCGAGGCCAAGCTGGTCTGTCGCGCGGTGGGCACCGGTACGTCTACAAACTTCTTTGGGTACGGCCAGTTTCAATCGGAGGCAATCGTCGGCTCTGCTGTCCCCACCGCTGGGGGTAACGGCTCGCTGATGGTACCGGTTGGAACCCCGGCCGTCGGCGCCGGATTCGACAACACTGCCGCTTCTGCGTTGGATGTATTCTTTACCCAGACGGTGGCGACCGGCAGCTTGACGGTCCATAACTTCCAAGTTGATGCGTTGAATTGAGATGCCGATCGGTAGCGGCGCCAAAGGTAGACCCGGCATTCTTGCCATCCCTGGGCGGGTTAAGGCTTTTGGCGATGATGGGCAGCTGTTCCAACACAGCTTCGGCAAGCGGCGGTTTCGTTCACCGCCATTCAGCCAATCGTCGGTATTCATCGCCGGAGTGACGCGAGATAGCGCTGGCGCTGCGCTCGGAGGTGTCACAGTGCAACTGTTTCGGACCTGGGATGATATCTATATTGGCGAGACGGTCTCTGATGGCTCTGGCAATTACAGCATCCGTGCGTCCGGAAGCGGGACGTTCTATATCGTGGCCTACAAGGCGGGCGCCCCCGACGTGGCCGGCACTACCGTTAATACATTGACACCCGCATAATGCCAGATATTTTTCTCTATCAAGTTCCCAGTGATGCAAATTCTACTGATGTAAGGTTACGCGATCCAACACAGATCATTGGTGGTGGGATAACTGCCAATCTGAGCATTGCTGAAGCTGACGATACTTTAGGTTCTGCCGGTCAGGTTTTTGTTGCAACATCGGTAATTATTGCTGAAGCTGGCGATGCAGTAAGTTCAAGTGGTCAAGTTTTAATTGCATCGACAGTATCTATTACTGAAGCTAACGATACAATTTCTGCTCTGAATGCAGTCACAGTTATTGCGCAAGCCGCATTGAATGAGTCGGCAGATTCAATTGTAGCAGCGGCATTGGTAACGGTAGGAGCTGCTCTTTCATCGGTTGATGCAAATGATTCTTTGAGTGCTGCTTCGGTTGCTGTGATTACAGCTAATGCTGGGTTTGCTGAAGCAGCTGATGCTCTTTCTGCTAATGTTGGAGTTGGCCCCAGTCAGGTAACACTAAATGCATCGATAACCGAAGCTTCTGACATTGCCTCCACTCAGGCCGCAGTCAATGTCCGATCTAATCTGTCAATTACTGAACAGGCAGAGAGTGCAGTTTCATCAGGCGGTGTTGTTATAGGTTCTTCATTAAGTGTCACTGAGATTGCAGACGGGTTGGCTGCGTCCAGTTCCTTAGCCATTCTATGCAATGCTTCTTTGACAGAGAACAATGAGGCATTAACTGCTGTTGGATCTATCTTAATTCAAGGTGTGGCCGGACTGTCAGAAGCTGGTGACAGTTTATTTGCAGGAATTGGTGGCTCAACAACAGCGGACTTTTTTGGGATTGAATTTGATGATGTTCTTGTGGCATCTATCAAAGAATCGACTGACGACTGGACCAGCAGGTACGGACCTTCAGTCATGATTGGTGGTGCCATGATCCGTAGAAACGACAACCCACCACTGAATAGGACGAGGCATTTTGGATGACAATGATCTACCGTCCAAATCACCCGCAGTGTAACGAGAACGGCATGATCGACCGTTCCCTGGATTTTGCCCCCGCAAGGGGCGCGGCGCCCAATGTTATCAGCGATATCATGCCTGAAACCCGCCACATGGCCAGTGGGCGGCATCACACGTCAAAATCTGAGTTTCGAAAGGACACCAAGGCGGCCGGCTGCGTTGAATACGGCAACGATTCGTCATTGACGCGCCCCCGCAAGCCCGTGCCGCTGGATCGTGGGAAAAGACGCGACGACATCAGGCGTGCTTTCTACGAAGTGCGCAACGGGATCAGACATGGCTGATACAGCCGAGATTGCCAGGATGGTGCACGCGCTTTTGGGCGCCGATCAGCCTGCCATGACCGGCAATGCCTATGTAGGCAAGAATTTTCCTTCACCGGCACAGACGATGTCACCCTTGGCTCAGCCGGCCCCCACGGGGCAGATGCTGCCCCCATGGCAAAGGACCAGAATGCCTGGGGTAGGTGTCCCCCCAGCTGGTTTGCAGGAGCCGGGGAACATCAACTTGAACAATCGTCCTGTGGTCAGGAACCCTGACGGCACTATCAGCACTGTGAGATCAATGGGGGCTGGTATTGATGGTCGAGAAATTCTGATCCCTACAGTGAGTGATGAAGGTACTATTTTGTCACCACAGGAAGCTATCGCTCGCTATCGTGCAACAGGCAAACACCTTGGGACATTTGATACGCCAGAAAACGCTTCATCCTACGCCCAGAAGTTGCACGAACAACAATCTCGTCAGTACAAGCGTTGAGTATTGAGGGACCGCACCCGCCGTCCCCTGTAAAAGGAGAGCGTTATGTTGCTTAGAAGTCTTCGTTCCTCAATGACCCCGCTCTACGCCCCTGAGACCGAAACCGGTGCCGAAGGCGCTGAAGGCGCGGAGCCCAGGATCCCGCTGAATGAGTTGCCGGCCGATGGGCCGGGCAGTGGGCGCAGCAAACTGCGCAAGGACCTGGAGAAGAATTTTGAGACCGACCGCACCGCGCGAGCCAGGGAAGACGTCTCTGAGAAACAGGTCCGCAAGACCAAGGTTGCCGTCAATCACCAGGAGGTTGAAGAGGAGCCTGAAGTTGAGGGAGAAGTTGAAGAGGCGGCGGCCGAAGGCGCTGAGGGAGCTGGGGAAGAGGGCGTCCAGGCTGAGACGGCTTGGGCAGCGCCTGAGGGTTGGTCCAAGGAAGCCAAGGCTGAAGCAGCCAAGGTGCCGCCGGCAGTGCAGGCCGCCATTACCAAGCGTGAGACCGATATGGCTAAGGGCGTTGCTGAGATCAAGCAACGCTATGCTGACATGGATCAGGCCATTCAGCCGCGCGTGGATCTGATCCGCAAGCACGGGCACACGCCGGCCCAGGCCGTCAATCAGCTCTTCACGTGGTTTGAGGCGCTTGCCAACAGGCCCGATCAGGCGTTTCCGGCTCTGATGCAGTCATTCAGGTGGGACCCCCGTGCGCTCCTGGCCCACGTGCAGCCGGCTGCCAAGGAGCCGGGAGCTGAGGGTGAGCAGCAGCCAGCCGGTGATGTGCCGCCTGCGGTGCAGGACTACATCAACAAGATGGAACTGCGCCAGCAACAGCTGGAACAGGCGGTCACGCAGAAGTTTGGTCATCTTGAGAACACCTTTGCCGAGCAGAGCTTTGCCAAGACCAATGATGTGCTCAGGAACTGGTCAAAGGACAAGCCTCACTTTGAGGACGTCCGCATGGCAATGGCGCACTTCATTGGGTCGGGCTTGGTGCCACCGCTCGAGAACGGCTCGGCCGACCTTGACAAAGCCTATGACATGGCGCTTTATGCGATGCCTGATGTGCGCTCGAAGGTTCTTGCCGAACAGAGTGCCAAGGCCACTGCTGATCGCAAGGCCAAGGCCGAAGCCGAGAAAAAGGCTCAGCAGGCCGCAGCCGACAAAGCGCGGAAGAC